TGGAGCCCTATTATTTGTACATCAGTTCCTGTAGTTGTCTCCACAAAATGCCCACCACCATTCGTAGTGTTTACTGTATAATCAATAGCCCTCTTGTCTCCAATTAAAGCTTCTGCTGTAGCAGTACCACTTACATATTTCATTACATAGATTTCTTGTGGGTCAATCATTTCAACGGGAACATCTGTTGATTGTACGCCTGAGGCATCTTCTAAGGCAATACCAAAGTTACTTCCGCTTGTGCCAAGAGTAACCTCACCCTCGGTGAGCATTATAATATCGCCCACCTTAAATGATTCTCCGGCAGTCAACGCAGTTGTTTCGTCAAAGTGCAGTATCTGGGGATTTAACCCAGTATAAGCCATAACGCTTTTCGCCATTTTATTTCTCCTTAATGGCAAAAGGACAATTCTTATGTCAAATTACAAAGTAATTCGACTTATAGTCAAACTGTGTTTGACCATTAGAGTAGGTCTCCCAGCATCTTATCCATTAAATCATCTGGTATAGCCGCACCAGCTTTGCCCATATCACTATGGAACTTCTCCAGTTTAGCTCTTGCACCACCTTTAGACATGTTTATTTCCATCTGTCGTTTTTTCAAGTGGTCTATAAGCGGACACTTAACAAGTATCAAATCGCCAAATGTATAGTTGCCCTCAGCATTGGGGACAACCCCATCTGGACAATAATTATCTTCATCCATGTTCACTACTGAATAGTTCCACTTTGCCTTATAAGATGCTAATTCTCTGTAGTTATTTTTCTCATCATAACGACACCAGGTAAACCAATAAGGGGGTCGAGACTGCTTTCCACCAAAAAAATCCACAAACCTTTTTTCAATAAACTTATAATCACCAGCTTCTTTTTGCCGCTTCTTTTCCTTTTTAGCTGCTTCTAACAATTCCTTGGATTTCTCATCTTTCTTTTTTTGTAGCCTTGTAATCTCCTCGTCAACTGCGAGTTTACTAAAGTTTAAATCAATTATCTTTGCATCTGGTAGGTACATTATCCTCTCCTCCCTTCTTCAATCTCTTTCTCGATTATCTCTTTTGCCTGTTTTTCTGTCAAACCCATTCGCTTAGCAAATTCCCTGTCTTCGGGTTCGAGTTCTAAAACAGGGCTGCTTTTTTCTTGTTTAGTTGTTCCAGACGGTGTCTCAGTTATCGTGGGCGTTACGGCAGAAGAAGTATCCGGTTTAAGTTTATCATACTCGCCACGATTGAGGCGGATATGTTGTGCTGTTTTTATCCACATCTGTTCATCAGCAATATACTGGTCAACAGGCGTTCCCTGTTGCAGATATGGATAATAAAATTGTCCGATTTGGTCTTCGACTTCTTTTTCGATTCCCTTAAAAATCGGATTCTTCGACATTACTTGCTTCCCCTTATTGAATGCTCCTTGAGCACGCTGAAGGTTGGCATTGAACTGTCCTTGCACAAAATCTTGCCGTTCCTTAGCAACAGCGTCTTTTACGACACTCTGTACCGATTCTGAAGGTTTGTCCCAATTAAAATCGGGTAGTTTTTCTTCAGGCGGTTTTGGTGCTTGCTGCTGTTGCTGCTCGTAATTACCATAATTCTGAGCATACCCCTGCTGCACTCTCTCGAGGTCGCTCACCTTTTGACGAAGTTCACCGATTTCCTGGTTTCGTTCACCAATATGTGAGTCCTGGTCTTGTGCAACTTTGAGCAACTCCTCAGCGGATAATCCTGACCAACGAGTTTTCTTTTCAGTTTCGTCTGGCTTTGGCGTTTCCTCCGGCTTTAAATCTTCAGGATTCGCTTGAGGTTCTTCCTCTAACGGTTCGTCCTGTTTTGGTTCTTCCATTTTTTCTCCTTAGATTCCCTTTCGGGGTTATTCCTTTATTTCATTTCCGAGCTTTTCGGGTATTCCCAGTATAAGTTTCCCCATACTAATAGCTCCTTGTGCTCGGAAAATCTTTTCCGTATCAAGACTAGTCTCCGTGATTTGTCTTTGATGTTCAATCTTTTCAACTATCTTGCCAACTACCTCCTTGTAAATACTCGAATTTATATATTTTGCCAACTCCAGCCTTTTTTTAGAGGCAAGGAGTTTATCTTCTCTACTCATTGTGGCGGTGCCCCTGGAGGTGCAGTGGGTGGTGCTCCCTGCGGAGGTTGACCCTGGGGTGGTTGTCCTTGGGGTGGCTGAGGTGGCATCAAGTCCGCCGAAGTCTGTACGAGCTTATTCAAATCCACCATTTCATCTAAATCCCTTGCCAGTTTCTCAGCATCCGGCTGGTCAAAATCCTTTAGTATCCGCTGCAATAATGACACCCCAATTTCATACTGAGCAATAAGATATAATTTAAAATCAGATGGTGTCATCGGGTCTGTTATGGCTTGCACCATGCCAGCACTCTTAGTCATAAAATCGCTCATCATATGATATACATTGGTGTTTATTTCCCGCCGCATATCCTGATTCACTATCTCAGTAGAAGCCTGTAAGGTGACAGTCAAGCCATCATAAATATCTTCAATGGGAAAATCTACAGCCTGAGTTACCCATTTCCCGCCTACATCTTTAGTGTACTCATACTTAGGCTGGTATTGAGCAAAATTCTCCAATAACAATAACCCCAATCTTTCAAATCCTTTAATAATATTATCTTTTAAAGACTTAAATTTCTTCTGTGCTTCCTGCATGCGGGCAAACGCTTCTTTAAATACTGGGCGTTCACTTGTTGGCTGCCCCATATTTTCCGGTGCTATCCCGCAAGCACGATTAGCCATATCAATAAGCCTATCTTCCTCCCTTTCAGTAGAGTAATAAACATCAGGAAACCGTTCTATCCGGATAGCCTGGTCTAAATCACCCTCAACCTCTTCCACCTTACCTGGATTCATCTTGTAGTTTTCAAGTCCAGCACCAGCGGAAACAAACACCAATGGACTGTTTATCTGAGTCATACGGTCTAAACGTTGGTTCTCAAGGGTATCTATTTGTTCCTGTAGTTTTTCTACTATCTCACAAATACCTTCACCCCCTGAAGTGAATTCAGACGGGTAACCTCTAAAGATAACAAATGGTCGCCTTCCACTAAACAAAGGAGTGTAGATTGCCCTTAATATTTGTTTGCTGTCCTTATGGAATGCTACAACTATTTCATCTTCCTCACCATCGCCATCAACATCATATCTTGTCCATAATGTATAAACCCTATAGGGCTCTGTGTATTCTATTGTTTTTAAATCCTTTCCATGTATTTCTGCCCGCTCCTGTTCGCCCTCACTTCTTTCATCTGGATTTACTATCTTCTCAATAGCATCTTTCTTGTAAAGACCCTGGTTAACCTTAGTTTCCAACTGAGCCTTACGATAATTCTTATAAAACCCACACATAAGAGCATCATCTACATCATCTGCGTCAGCTGACATTACCCAATTAAGTCTATCTATAGGAAAGACATCAGCACCACGCACAGTTGTCTTTACATACTTTACCGCTTTTCGCTTAGTGCCTTCTAAAGAATACTTAACTATCTCATCATTGAGCATCTCCTCTTCTGTGGCATAACGGTAACAGGTTCTTCTCTTCTCAGTATAATCAACCATAGCTATTCCTTCACCCATTTTAACACACTGAAGTATTGGTGATAGTGTTTTCTCTTTTAAGTGTAAAACATTCTTTTGATACCAGTCAAGCCCGTCTTCAATCTGCCTGGCAAAATCCATATATTCAGCAGAAGATGGTTTAAAGAGCCAGAACTTATCCCTGCCGTATAATTCATCCTCTATACGCACATAGATAGTATCTACACAGGAACGAGTAATGGGAGTGACAACGTTAGCACAATCAATAAATGGACTTGATTTAGGTTTACGATAACCCTTATACGATTTCTGCCACCGTCTTATACTCTCAAGGCGTTCTTCCTGATTCTTTAGCTCAACGGTTAATAACTCATCTAAATGGTCTGCTAATTTTTCACGAAGCACGACTCCGTTTACTTTCTTCTTCAGGTTAATATCTAATCCACCTGGAAACCCAACCATGGTTTCTTTACTTGCTTCAGCTGCTTTATTTTTCATGTGATTCTTTACTCATTCCGCTAACCGCATCTAAAATATTTATTAAACACTGAGGACAGACATACCTTACATCTTCCTTGCTTTCAAGTCGCATAGAATGAAGTTTTTTTAAATCCGCCCCACAATAAGAACATTTAGCATTAGCGGTCGCTGGGGAAAATAAATATCCATTATAATCAGGCATTATCTCACCTTGCGTCTTGTAACTCTTTTGGGTGGTCTCTTGGGTTTTGAGGTTTTTATGGTGGGTTTCTTCTTTGGTTTATTACTCCATGTCTTAACTGGAGTCCACGTCATAGGTGGCACAGAACCTTTTTTAGGGGGTTTCCCAGACGGATACGGTGATTTAGCAACAATTCTCTTTTTAGGTTTTGTCACCCCACCACCAGGTTTTGTTCTTTTAATTGGTTTCCTTCTTACTCCTGCTCTCATTCTTGCCATTATTTTTTTCTCCTTTTCTTTTCTTTCCCTTTTTCTTTTATTTTTGAAAGTGTTCCGTAAATATAGCGATTCCTTCTCTTACCAGTCAGCCCTTTTTTACTGGCGGTACGGGCTAATTTTCTATGTAATTTTTTAGGCGAAGTAATCTCCTATTCTGTTTTTCTTTCTTTAAACTTAGGGGTATCATAGCCCCCAATATTTTCCACATCTAAGTAATCCTCTAAGGCACGAAACTTACTCCTTAGAAACGCTATGTCGCCATGCTCTAAGTTTTCATAATAATCGACATCATAACTATACCCCAATTCCGATTCTAAACATTTAATGCGTTTCTTTAATTTCTTATTAAACATTACTTTTCTTATTCCTTTAATTTTGTTCCGCAAAAGGGACAATAACCTAATACAAACTCACAGCGTTTATCTTCATCTTCAAATAAATAAACTTGTAATGTATAGTCGGAATGTGTAGGCGATTCATATAATTTAATAAATCCTTCCTTACAAGATTCTTCAAAACTATCACAGCAATAATTAAACATTACTTTTTCCTATTTTAAAAGCCACTGGCAGGAGTCGAACCCGCAACTGACGGAGTACAAAACCGCCCTTCTTCCAGTTGAAATACAGTGGCATAATTATTTTTTCCTACGGGCGGGTTTACACTTACCCAACTTCCGCCCACCACGCCGTACGCTTTTTCGTGGACTTCTCTGCCGAGGGCCTTTTCCATTCCTATCTGGCATACCATTTCTCCTCTTAATGAAACACTGTCTTTTTCCGCCCTGAAATAACAAATATAGGCGGTATTCTATCTATTAAATATATCCTAAAATCGAAAGGCATCTCAAGTAAGTTATTCTCATCTAACATTGCTTTAAGATTACCATCCGTACGTTGCGGAGTTAATTCCCTCACTGCTTGTTTACTCACTCCGTGCAGCCCCTTCTTTGACCTTTGTCAAAGATACTCCATTTTTTTTAATTCCACGCAATCTAACATATTTCTCCTCTCTTAATCGCTTAAGAGCTTCTATCGTATTCTGGTCAAATATCTCCGATATTCGACTACTAGTTGGATTGCCTTTATAATCCAACAAGTTGTTAACCTTCTTTCTCTTTTTCATGTTCTCTTATTTTTTTTCAGGTTTTACTTCCCCAATGTTATTATCTGGTGCATAAAGCGTTACGCCTTTCTCTGAAGATTTCCAATATTTATCACTTAATAACCATATCATCACATCATTCAGAGTGCTTGTCTCCTCAAATATCTTTGTTTTTCCACTATCTTCTATTGCTATTACTTTTCTCATTTTTTTTCTCTACTATATAATACGTAATTTGATACAAAAAGGTTGCATTTTATTTAACATTTTTTCTATGTGCCCGACTAGAATTCTCGGCCATCTCTATAAATCTACAGTTACCGAAGGTATAATCGCCATCATTATAAATTCGGTCAATACTCGCCTTTTCTAATTCTCGTGCGTTATCCCGCTCAAAAAGAGTTTTTACTTCCTCTAAGGTAAGCTTGAATTTAATTCCTCTACCGCCATAACGATAATACCCAGTAGATTTTGGATTATTACATCTAGCACGTGCCAAATAAAAGTGAGTTTTCCACGGGGACTCCTGTGTAGTCAAATAATGCTTGAACTTCGCATTATAGTATTTCATGTCTTCTTCGTTGGCAAACATTATTTTACTCCTACATACATAATAAGACATTTACACCCGTTTGTCAAGTTTTTGAGGCGATTATTTTGCAAATAGTTTTCTTACCCCTGTAAAATAAATTATAAAAAAATTTTTATATTACGGATAATTATCATATATGTCAACTCGTGGTAATTACAACAGTGCGAAATATAACTTCACACCTTGTTGCCCAAATACGAAATATAAATACCAATCCAACTATCCTGTATTTCCAGATAGTTCAACGGGTTAATCCGTAGACAAAGTGTCGACACTTGACAAATACCACAATGCTTGTCCTATGCAGTATATATACTCCATAGGATAATAAAGTTGCCACTTTTGTAAGTAGTACAATATAAACAGATTAAAATTAATAAATCAATGTGTTTAAAAACATATACTGTTTGCGGCGACAAACACTACCTACCCCACACAAAAGTTTATTTTAAAGAAAGGGTTTTCTTCTCATACTCTTCTTTCCTAAAGAAAGTCTTAATATTAATACCCCCCTATAGTCCCCCCAAAACCAAAAACATTCTCTTAGTGAAAAACACCAAATACGACAAAAACCTTACAGCATCTAACAAAACCTTACAAAACACAGTTAAACCTTTCGCTGAATGTTACAGAGTATAACAGAATCACCATTATCTATGTACCAAATCTAACAAAGTGTTACAAATAGTATTACAAAACCTTACAAAACGTTACAAAATGTTACAGATGGCACAGATAAGTTACACAATCTATATGTTTGATTTTTACTCTTTGTAGTTTTGATGGGGTTATTAGGTATTATTAAGCTCATGGGGGGTATTGGGTCTAATGTATTCACTTGGGGAAAAGGCTGCTTTCTCCATCAGTGATGTATCGACATTATAAGCGTGATAAAGCGGGCCGGCCACCAGCATATCACACTTATCTTTACCCCTATAGCTGAATAGAGTGTAGATTTCTACACCTATCGGTGTAACCACCGCCCATTGGGGATAATTTAATATTCTACAATAGAGGTGGACATGACTACAATGGTAATCATCTAGGCATAGATTCTTTTAGAGTATGATATATATATAGCGTCAAACATAGTTTGACTCTAAGTTGAATTACTTTGTAATTTGACACAGAAGAAACTAAGAGTGAATGAGACTTGATATAAACCTTTAGCATCTAAGGGTAATAGTGATAAGATTAGAGGTTCCGGCGCGAAATGGGCATTTCTTAGATATTGGCTGAAATATGGCTTGTTGTAAGCCTGTATAAGCAACGATATTGAGTTAACCCTGGCATAAGCATTGCTATTTTCGGCGCTTTTCAGGTTATTCTAACTGGCTATAATTCGCGTTATTCCCTACCCTGAAAAATACCTCTTGTAAATCATTTATTATCAATAAGTTATAAGGGTTTTTTTGTCCTCTTTTGTCATTTTAGCCTTATTGTTTTACACTATGTAAATTGTTTATTATCAGCAAGTTATAAATTAGTGCTTGACACAATATATCAGTATGATATAATCCTTGTTGAGGTGATAGAAATGATTATTAAATTAAATAAAGAAATCAGAAGAAGAAACAAAACGTGGTTTGAGTTTGTAGGCATACGCAACAATGATTGGATTGTAAAATGTGATAGACTGGCAAATGGAAGATACCGGATTGAATCCCTTGACGGCGATATGTATGATACTTTATCACAAGGTCTATTGTTTGATTAAGTGGGAAGGAGATATTAAAACATGAAATATAATTATAAAAGAATTCCATTAAAGACTGAAGAGGATTTTAAAAAGGCAGAAAGACTTGTAAAAAAGGGTTGGTATGTAATACTAACAGGCTTTTATTATATTTTATTGGAAAAGAGGTATTAAATGATTGAGATTATAGCAAAAAGCCTATTGGGTTCATTATTTATCGGATGGGTTTTAATAGTGCTAATGTTAGCATTTAATAAACTATCCGGTAACACAAAGAAAAACAAATTATTTTAAGGGAGGTTTCAAAATGAAACTAAAGAAAAAGAACAGGAAAAGGTTAGAAGATTGGTACATTATGACAAATGCAGAAAACATATTAGACTATGAAATGTGGGATTTGGAGGATATGTGCTATTATGGTTTTAAAGGCGTAATACAACTTACTGATGCTGAATTACTCGAAGAATATAAAAAGTATGCTATTGATTGGGATTTACGGTCTATGCTTTAAGCTCTAACAAAGGAGGTTTTAAATGAAAACAGTTGAACAATTTTATCCAGGAACAGAAAGGTATTTATTTGATTTTAAACTTTGCACATTTAAAAAGGGATATGCTCAGTTAGATACAAAACAAGATGCCTGGTATTTTGGAGCCTGGGCTAATCCGAAAAAATTAATCATTGTTTCATACGCTGAGGGAGATTGTACTATTCAATATGCTGAGAATGAAAAAGAATTTGTAAAAGAAATCCGTAACTGGGAAAAGTGGAATAATGAAAATGGTTATAATCCGGCAAAAATTGACCCAGGGCTTAATGAAGAACTGACCAAAAGGTTTCAGGACTTGGGACTTGGAGATTTATTACATTAATTGCTAACCATTAGCAGAAGTGCAAGTATGCCAACATGATGACAAAGGGAGGATTACATGACAAAGAAAGAAAAACTAAGAATCTATAATGAATGTATCCATGAAATAGGGTTATTAAAAAATGGCGGTGGTGTTTACTTTCGCCACTATCAAAAACCCTGGGACAGCGAGCCTCTATCAGTAGAAAAAGAGCATGATTATTACTGTGTTGATGATTACATTATGCGAGATTTTAAACAGGTAGTTGCTATTGCATGTCGCCATTGTCTAAATAAAACTAAATAGGAGGTATAAATGATTAATCCAAAAAAGATTTATGCCGTAAATATGAGGAAACTCTACCCAGGAAATGATTATTATAATTGTTACGTGGAGATTTTCACACATGAAAAATATTACAAAACCAACCTTTACCCTGAACCAATAGCAAAAGAGATATGGAAATCAGTAAAACCATTTACGGGTAAATGTTTACCGAGAGAGTTAAACTACATGTTTAAATAACCTGCAAAGACTCTATAGTGGTCTCTAAGCCATTAACTTAGACTGCCTAATGGTTAGGGTAAGGGTTTTTAGGTCGCCGCTTAGAATGCTTTAAAAGGAGATAAAATGATTAAAGAAAAAGAATTTACCTGGGATATAACAATTAGTTTTAAGGTATTGGCGGAAAATGAAGATAAGGCAAAGAAAATGATTGAGGAAGAACTTGAATTTCTGAATCAAAAACTTATCACTGAAGAAATATGGTTTAAAATATCAAAGGAGGATTAAATGGATAAGTATAAAATAACCTGGACTATAGCCAAGACAATAGAAATAAGGGCAAAAAATAACAAGGAAGCAACAGAATTAATAAAAGGGATAGACTTAAAAAGTAGCGGTTCATATATACAAGGTAGCTCGGCAATTATTGATGTATCACTTATAGAAAAAGCACCCAGCGACCCATTGAAAGAATAGTTTTAAGCTTTTTACCTATCGCTGAAGGTTTTAATTGACTTTTGTTTATATCTATGCTATAATACATGGTTGGTGGGGTGGGATGGGATGGGTATTAAAAGCCCCTGGGAAAGTATTACAAAAGTGCGACAAGACCCGACACTATCGCACGTGAGGGGCTAAAATGTTACAACATCTTACAGAATATGTAAGAAAGGAGGCATGAAATGAAAACAATGGCAGAGTGGTTTAATTGGGGTATAGATAAGTATGATAATTCCATGGTTGGAGTTGAGCAAGCATATAAGCACTCAATAAAAAATAAAGTGTGCGTAAGTTGTCTCTCAAAGAAAGGTTTAACGAAACATTTAGGAAAGATTGTATTAAGTAGTGATTACTACCTTTGTGAGGACTGTGAGCGGTTCTATAAAGAAAAAGGTTGACAATGTAAGATTAAGTATGGTAGTATATAAAAAGAAGGAGGGAACAATGAAAGAATACAAAAAGAAAATAAGGAGGTATTAATGAGAAATAAAAATGTGATTATGGATGACCTGGGGGATTCTACTAGGGATGGTAATGATGCACGAGAAGGAGTAATAATCGGTATCCTTGAAGCCCTCTTAGATATTAGAGAAGTTTTGCGGGAGCAACTTATCGAGAGTAAATGTAATAATAGCTGGAGGAGGAAACATGAAGAAAATTAAAAGATTAGAAATTTTTAGATGGCTGGCTTTCATTACGGCTATTTTTTGTTTGCTGGTGGCTCTTCTTCATTTACTTGTGGGGCAATTATTTTTTGCAGGAATACTAACTGTTTGTTTTTTTGTTGATATTCTTGTTTTTATTTCTGTGTCTAAAAGATTAAGGGGGAAGGCTAAATATGAATAAAATTAAAAGGCACAAAATAAACTGGGATTTTATTCTCTGGAACTTACTCATCGGCATTGTAGGCGGTGTTGCCTTAGTCGCTATTGGTACTATGGTATATCTTATGTTTGGTGGTGAATTATGATCGAATTTATTGTTGGCGGTTTTTTTGGTGTTTTGTTTGGGTTCTTTACTTGCGCAATACTAAATGCTGGCAAGGTGGCAGATTTAGAAAAAGAGTTAAGGAGTTTGCGAGAGGATATGCACATGTTAGAGAAATACCCAATTACATATGAGGAATGGAAGTAGTAAAAAGGATAACTAATGGGCTTATATCCTCGCTTGTTGAGTAAAGAAGAGCAGTTAAAGCGTGATGAGCGTATAGTTTACCTGCGGGATGTTGACCATGTTAAAAATGGTGGCGAACCACTCACTTGGAAGGCTATAAGTGAGAGATTCGACCTTAACACAGAAGCAGTAAGGAAATCTTATTTCAGGAGTAAACAAAAATGAACTTAAAAGAGTTTTTTAAAAATGAGAAACCCTATTACCGCAGGTTATTTATAGAGTTATGCAAGCGGGTGGGGGCAAAACTTGAGGATGTGGAACTTAAGAAAGAAGACAATAAGTGGGCCTTCCCCCATGGGGCATATACTTGGACTATGGAAGAAGAGGATAGTTATAAGGATTGGCTTGTAGAGTATGTTTATAAGTATCGGCGGAAATTTAAGATTGGGTATGCTTCTAAAAAATGGATACGAGACAGGGAGGCTTCTATGTTTATCTTGAATTACTCTTGGAAATATAAATGAGTTTGAAACTACAGCTTATCCTTGGACTTATAGGCGGGTTGGCGTGGTTCTGGCTCACTATATCGGTAATGGAGGATGATTTAAGATTTAGAATAAGGAGGAGGAAATGAAAGATTTAATGGATGAGGATTTAAGAGAGATAATAAAAGAGGGGTGTGAGGCTTATATCCGAGATGAGTTCGAAGGATTTGAAGACCGCTTACATGAAGACCTTATTAGTGACCTCTGCTATACTGCTGGTGATGAACTAGTTGTAAAAATCTTCGCTGACTATCTTGGCGATGAGACAATGGCAATAGTGGATAGAACTTTTACTGAATGGAGGAGAAAAAAATGACTAAAAGAAGAAAAAAGAAATGGTTAAAGGCTATTAAGAAACTTATAGACTATTATTACAGGTATTCCCCTAATGATATTCCGGTAAGCCATGAAATCATGCTTAAAAAACTGTGTCCCCTTTGTAAAGTTGCTCATAACAAATGCGAGAAATGTTTATGGGCTATATTTGAAGGGGGGAGATGTGTATCTAAAAGATATTGGAGAGATACGGCTAAGAAGAGAATAATACGCCTTGGGGAATGGGAAACAAAACTAAAAGAGGAAGAAAAATGATTAAGGAATTGTACAAA